TCTAATTCACCTACATTCCAAGCTGAAACCATTAATCGTCTTGAGTCTGGGTTTGTTTTAAGGTCGTTGATTAGGTTTGCGATTTGGTCTGTTACTTTAACTGCAACTTTACAATTTTCTTCTGTCACATCATATGGTATGAATTGCTTCCAACTTCTCCATTGCTTACCATATATTGGTCCTAATTCACCCCACTTCTTAGCAAACACATTATCATTTTTGATTCGCTCAATAAACTCATCTTTTGAATATGGTTCAATGGTAGGTACTCCTTTTGTGTCTATCGAATATGATTTTAAATATCTTACAATGTCCTTGTCACGTATAACTTTATGTAAGTAATTCTTATAAGCATCACCATCCCATATGTGACAGTTATTATCAACAAGGTATTTGATATTGGTATCACCTTTTAAAAACCATAGTAATTCTGTCACCATTGTCTTCCAGGCCACCTTCTTAGTAGTCAATAAAGGAAACCCGTCTGACATTTTATGTCTGATAGTATAACCAAAGATTGATTTAGTACCAGTTCCTGTTCTATCTTTCTTTTCTACTCCATAGTCAAGTATAGTTTGGAGTAGAGTTTGGTATTGTTTATCTATATTATTCATAACTTATTTTAAATCTCCAAATATAATTTCCAGCTGTTTTTTGTTTTCCACTACAACATGCTTGGATATCTCCTTTTATATATTTTTTAGCTTCTGTAAGACTTGGCCACTCTTTAATAAAATTCATTTGTAAATCATACTGATTAATAGGTTTAGTATATCTATCTTTTTGATATATAAAATTTTCTTCTAATAAATCTTCTTTATATCTCCATATAAATCCATAAGCTGACTTTCTTTTTTTAGAGCAATTTTCTACTATTGACGCTCCTAACTTTTTATTAAGAAATAAAGCAGCCTCAGTAATACTTGACCATTCTCTAATAAAATCTCCTTTTAAACTATATTGTATAACAGATTTATGTAAATAAGGTTTAGGACCTTTCATTTTATCTTTTACTATTTCAGAATGAGTTACAGGACCTCCTCCTCCTTTATTTTCATTCAAAACTATAAATCCCCACTGTCTAAATTGTTCTATCCAATATGTTTCTAATGGTTCCCAATCTTTATAATCTAAAGAATTTACTTCATCAATATAAGTATAAACTATTTGAGAACCATATATTCGCTTATGATCTGCTTCACGAGAATTTTTAGTTTTACCTATATAAACTTTATTAATATCATTATAACAGTTTGTTATAAGATATATTTTTGTAGTATTTATCATCGTAATATTTTTGTTTGACGATAATAAATATTACTAAAATATAAAGAGCCGCAATTAGATTGCGGCTTTTTATTTAGAACATAGGACCATTTTTAGAAATGGATTGTAAAAATTCTTCACGAATCAAATTATCTTTTTCCATAAACACACCACTAAATTTATTGGTACACATAGTAGATGTAGGGTGTTTAATACCACGATTTGAACAACACATATGTTTACTAGCTATACTTACTGCTACAGAACCACATTCCATTTTCTTAGCTATAAAATCATGAATTTGTTGTGTTAGTGATTCTTGCATTTGAGGTCTACGAGCAAACCAATCTACAATACGATTTAATTTACTTAAACCAATTACATAATTACTAGGCACATAAGCTACAGTTGCAAAACCTACAAATGGTAAGTTATGGTGAGCACAAAGTGATACTACTGGTATTCCTGTTTGAATAACAATACCATTATAATTTTCCTCATTTGGAAACACTGTAATATTAGGTTCATTAGTTACTGATCCTAATACAAGATCCTTCATCCATGCTTTAGCTACACGACGAGGTGTATCAACTGTTTGTGGATCTTTTTCGTAATCAAAACCTACTGCTTTTAAAAACTCACCATAATGTTTGGTAGCTTTATCAATCATTTTTTCAATCTCCTTAGGTGAACGAGGAGCATTCTCATTTGCTTTATTTAATAAGTCCATATTTTTATTTTTCAATTAATATATTATAAGGTAAAATGGAGGCCAAACTTTATACATTTAAAGTTTTATTCCAAGCTGCAATATGCAAACGTGTTAATCCTGTAAAGCGATATTTTTTAGCCATTTCAAGACAGAATTGAGTACGCTCTTCAAAATCAGCTACATCATCTAATCCAGGCATACAAACCACATTTTTAAGTGGTATATTAAATGGCTTTACAAAGTCACGAAATAATTCCTTAACATCATCTTCAGTTGATATAACAAATTTAAACTGATAATTTGAGTGTTCCATTATACGTTTAATAGCTTCAGGATTAATACGTTGTTTTTCAGTCATACCTGAGTTGGCTAGTTTAGGTGAGCAGTTGATCTGATCAAGATCTTTAAATAAAGTATCTTCAATATAAACTGTACCATTAGTTTCTATCTCATAATATGCTTGTATTCCTGTTCGTTCATTTTGGAAATCATATTGATTCCAATAATTAGTAAAATTACAAATAGCTTCCTGATGTCCTTTAATTGTGGGTTCACCACCAGTCCAAATAATATGAATAGTACCATTTTTGATATCATCATATACATCTTGTTCTTTCCACCTATCAATTAAATATTGAAATTCTTTATCTTCACCTCTCCATAGCCATTGAGAAGTAGAATCACAGGTCCAAGTTGCTTTACCTTCCTTATGTAAATCACCTTCAAATATTTCTCCATCTTCTAGTGATTTTTCTTTAAGTAAGTTATTAGTGAATGCTCTTGACATACCACAAGTTAAATTACAAATACCTAATCTTACAAAATAAGATGGTACACCTGAACTTTTACCTTCACCTTGTACTGAATAAAAGTCTGAACTAATTAATAGTTTATTTGGATCAATTACACTCATTAGAATGGTAGTTTATTATTGTTATCTTCTTTTTTAAAATATTTGTCTAGGAAACTTTTAGGATACATAATTATTTTTCCTTCATATTTAGGATTAGATACTTGCTTTGAAGCTGTAGGAATTTTTTCTGTCTTAGAAGCCTCATATACTTCTTTTCCTAATTTTCTACCTGCTGGTTTGCCTAAATAATCATATACAGACATCATTATGTCTATATTGTCTGTTGAATTACTTGTCCAATTACTCCCCATAACTTGCGCTGTTTCTTTCGTGTTCATATACTTCTACTTTTATGGCTCTAACTCGGCCGTTTGTTTCTTCTTTAAGAAATGTATTTATTTTTTCATATAAAAATTCTGCAAAACGCTCACATCCAACAGCAGGTAAAATCCTTAACTGTATAAGACCATCTGCGTCTAGCATTCTAAATATATCTAAGCTTGGATCATCATCGGCTACTATTGTTGTATGATCTAATAGCCATGCAAAATAATCTTTTGGAGACATTCCTCCAATATTAGCTTTAGCTCTTTTCATACCACCAAAATCAAATACCCAATGACGATGATCTAAATCACCTTCAAACCATACTCTAAATGATATAGCGTAACCATGAAGGAATCTACAATGTGTTCCATCAGCTCTCCATTGACGGAAACAAGCTGAGTAACCATCAAATAGCTTTGTTGATTGATACTTACCCATTAATCAAATTATTTAATTGGTTAGCATTAATAGATCCTACATACCTTTTAATTTCGTTATTATTTTCTAAAATAATAGTTGTAGGTACACTTTTAACATTATATTGTTCAACTAATGATACATCATAATCTACATCAATCATTGCTACTTGAGCTTGATTAGATTTTTTAATTTGTTCAACAATTGGAGTGGTCGCTTGACATGCTGTACACCACTTAGCAGAGAAATAAAGTACTTGTTTCATTTTTATTTATGATTTAAAATTATTTGTTCAACATGATTTTTTGCTGTTTCCCAAGATACTTGACCTGTTTCATCAGCATATTTTACAGGATCAGGACGACCTAACTTAATAAATGCTTCAATACGTTCTACAGATGAAGCTGATTTATAATCTGAGAACCATTCACCTCCATTAACTGACCATGAATGTTTCTTAAAAATAGGTTTATAACTTGTATTTGTACGTTTATATACTTCATTAAAGTTTAAATCTAACTGTTTACAGCATTCTTCTCCATCCTGTAAAATACCAAATTTATCAGTATCAAGATATGGAGTATAGAATTTTACTTTTTCAGAACCCCAATTACCAATTTTAAACGCTTCCATATCTGCGTCTCTAAATTCTTGTCTACAATCAGGATAAATAGCATGGTCACCAGCATGAATACCCATTGCAATAAAACAATCAGTATTATTTTTATCTGCTATTGATAAAGCAGCTGCTTGTATAATACTTGAAAATATTTTATTACGATTAGGTACAACTGTATCTTTCATATTTTCCTCAGCATAATGGCCTTCAGGAACATCTGCTCCGCCTTCTACTAATGTAGAATTAAGTAATTTACTCAAACCATCAATTTTAATAACTTGATGTTTTATATTATGTCCTTCATTATTTAAATACTCTACTAATTCTTTAGCTCGTATAAGTTCTACTTTATGTTTTTGACCATAATCAAAA